ACTTTGAGACTGACAGCATGCGTTACAAGGCCTCTGAGCGTTATGCTACAGGTTGGCACGATCCCCGTAATATGTACGGCACGATCGGTTTGTAATCGCAGACCTAGCCGGGCGTAAAGACCCCGGCCCCTAAACGCCCTACCTGCAAAGGTAGGGCGTTTTTGTTTGTGGATATGGGTAATTCTATGTAAGAGCTATAATCAGCATCGACCCGTAAAGCTCACGGGCGGACGCCATAGAGACGGTGCTGTAATCTTTCTATGGAAAGTACATCAAAATGTCAGTAACTTTTAACACCCCTATCCGCGTTTTCAAGCGCAACAACCCCACAAACGACGGCACAATCGCCCCTGATAACACAGGCGCGGTGCAGGTTGCTCAACAGGATTACATCGATCCTATTATTGCAACCCGTCTTGCTGGTGCAATTCCTACAATCCCCGTTGGTACAACCACAGCGACTCCATTTGTAGTTCCCGCTGGCGCAATTATTAACCACATCTATTTCCTGCAAACTTCAGCCCCATCAGCTTTAACTGGCGGCGTGATTACAGTGGCTATTGGTGGTGTTGACGTCGGTACAATCACCCCCACGACCTCTGGTGGCCGCATCGGTATCGCCTTTACAGCCTCCGCGGCAGTGGCCGCAGTTTTGGCTAACGTCGGTTCTACTGACGCAACTGTTACGTTTACCGCAACAGCTATTACAGCCATTACAGGCACCTTGGCCGGCACGTTTGACGTTCAGTACACATCACGTAACCCTGACGGTTCTATCGTTGCCTACGGTGCTGGTTTAACTAACTCCTAAGGACCGACATGCGTCAAGTAACAGTTGGAGCGGACGTCCTCGTCCCGGTCGATCAGTACATTGCACCGGTCAACGTTACTTACGTTGCCACCGGTTCTGGTACCGTTGAGATTTCTTACACTGACCCATTTCCATTGAACGCGCAAGGGTACCCTGTGCCTACAGCGCCGGTGATGACTTGGGTTGCGGCGCCAGCCAGCCCAATCGTGAACCAGCCCTTCCGGGCTATTCGCGTTACTGGCGGCACCAACCCTACACTCACAGTTATCCAAGCCGGAGTGCGATAATGGGTAACGCCTATTACGGCGGTATCTATTGTGACACGCGCGGGCAGTCTGTACTGTCCGTCGCGGTCTGCGATCGTTGTAATCGCAAAATGTCGTACACGCTTCTCAAATCGGATCCTAACTTTCCCGGTCTCATGGTATGCCCTGACGACTTGGATCAGTTCGACCCGTGGCGCCTTGCCGCCATTCAAACCGAGAACATAACCCTCAGGCACCCGCGGCCTGACGTTTCCGTCGCCATTCAGGGCAAAGGCGGACTTATTACTAACGCCCCCAACGTGGCTAATATCAACCAAGGCCCCAACATGCTTGGCGATGGATTGGGTAACTCGTTGACCCCCGCAACGTACGGCAACACGTCTAGCACACCCACACCCGGCGACATTAAGGTATAAAAATGGCTGATATAAGCATACTCCAACTACCACCAGCAACGTACCTAAACGTCAACGACGTCACGGTTATTGTTCAAGACGGGGTTACAAAGAAGGCCGCCATTGCGCTATTCCAAGGCAGTACTACTTACACTGTAGCCGCACTGCCTAACGCAACCACCTCTGGGCTTGGTGCTAGGGCTTTTGTTACTAACGCACTGTCCCCTACGTTTGGGTCAACTGTTGTTGGCGGGGGTGCTGTTGCTACGCCTGTGTATTCGGACGGCACAAACTGGAAGGTTGGATAATGGACTCGCAGGACCTGTTCAACGCGGCAATCACGCTGTCTGGTGCCTTTGGTGGTTGGATTTTGAAAACGATCTGGGACGCCATAAAAGATCTCAAATCTGAGATAAAAGAATTAAACCGCGAAGTCAACCAAGACTTTGTGCGACGTGAAGACTTTAAAGACGCTATTGGTGAAATTAAAGACATGTTGAATAAGATCTTTGACAAATTAGACAACAAGGCGGACAAGTGAAATGGATAGTTTTAATACTGATCATTGCTTGTCTATTAGTTGGTGCTGAAGCTAAAGTTGGTTGCCACGTAAGAGAGTTTTACGGAATAGCGTACACCATACACAACCCTTCAGAACGACACCAACAACTGTCGATGTGGTTGACAAACAATGTGCAGTTTTGCAGAAGCCAAGACTTGGTTGTAATCTGGAACAACTTGTCAGAGTGGGCGGGGTCTGCGGATTCCGCAGAAGTCAGGGCCAAAGTAGTTCACGGGTACAAAGAGGCGCTTGATAGGGAAAAGAAATGAAGGTCAGCTACGACAAGTGGTACCCCGTCGTTCAACCCATGGCTTCAACACAACAGGATGTGTTTATCAAACGTATAGAAAAGCGAAACGCCGAACACGCCTTGCAGGTGCAGATTGATAACACGGTGAAAAAGTTTCATCAGTACGAGTATGAGATTTACGAATACAGAATGAAGCAAGTAACGATGAACATTGAGATTAACAACCTTAAACGTGAGATTGACAAACTTGTATGATAAAGAAACCGGCACGCAAACCCTCAATAGAGGTGAAGGACAAACTGACATTGTGGGTCACACTCATGGTAAGCGCGACCCTATGTATCTCCGTGTTGGCCATGGTGGTCAGCTTTATGTTGGGGCTGTGGGCCAAGGAAGTGGACAACGCGGAAATTTTCAAGATGATTTCACCCGCGTTTTCTACTCTTATCGGCGGCATGATTGGGTTCCTGTCTGGTATCAAGTTGATGCAGAACGAAGACAAAAAACACCCTTGTAAGGATTGATGATGTTTGATATTTTATCTGGGGGCTTACTAGGCTCCATCTTCGGCGGTATCTTCCGTATGGCCCCCGAGGTGCTGAAGTTTTTTGACAAGAAGAACGAGCGCCAGCACGAGTTGTTAATGTTCTCCCGCCAGTGTGATTTAGAGCAACTAAGAGGCGCGCAGAAACTTGCAGAAATTGGAGCGGTTAGAGAAGCCGCGGTGGACGTGGGTGTTATGGACGCATTTAACAGCGCCATTCAACAGCAGGCGGACATGGTCAAAGCCGCAGGTGGGTGGGCCGCGTCTTTATCCGCGTCTGTCAGGCCCGTCGTAACGTACTGGGTGCTGTTTATTTGGTCGTTCATTCACGTTTGGTTTGCATGGAATGCGTGGCTTGCCGGCGCCCTTCCTATTGAAGTCTTTAAGACAATGATGACACCAGACTTCTCGGCCTTGCTGGCAGGAACAATAAACTTCTGGTTCCTCGACCGTACACTGGCCAAGCGTGGGCTATGAACCTAGAACTTGCGGCGGCGTTCTGCCGTCAGTTTGAAGGATACCGCGCTAAACCCTACCTGTGCCCTGCCAACGTGGCAACCATAGGGTATGGGTCCACCTACTACGCAGACGGGCGCAAGGTGACCCTAGAGGACGCCCCCATGGACGAGCCCACAGCTAGGGCGCTCCTAATGACTGAGTTGCACCACAACTACCTACCCGGTGTGTTGCGTAACTGTCCCATTCTTGCGGCGGATGAGCGCAGGTGTAACGCCATCGTGGACTTCTGTTACAACCTTGGGATCGGCCGTTTACAGACTTCCACCCTCAAGCGCAAGATCAACGCGCAGGACTGGGAGGGAGCCAAGGAGCAGTTAATGCTATGGACCAAGGGCGGCGGCAAGGTTTTGCCCGGTTTGGTTAAAAGACGAACGGCCGAATGCGCTTTACTTTAAGGGCATAATGGCCCTTTTTTATGGGTAATTATCTATAGGAGCGCAGGCTTTCAAAGATTCTGCTAAAACAAAAAGGAAATAAAATGGCTTACAAACCCCGCATCGACCACTCTAAAAAGGACTACGAGTCCGAAGGCGCAGACATGGCGCAAGACAAGAAGGTTGTCAAAAAAGCTTTCAAGATGCACGACGAGCAAGCCCACGGTGGCGAGAAGACAGACATGTCCAAGCTCAAAAAGGGTGGCCGCGCTAAGATGACCACAGGTTCTGTGCGTAACTTTAAAGCCGGTGGTTTGATTGGTGTGAAGAGCATTGACAAACAGCCTAACGCTAAAAGCCCTAAGAAGGTTGCTGAGAAGTACAACAAGGGCGGAATGTGCTAAACAATGGCTAGCAACTACGACAACACCTCTAACACAACTGGTCAAACCACCATATCGGTTGACCAGTTGATTTCGTTTGCCTACAAAGAAGCGGGCAAGCTGTCAGAGGAGTTGACACCGGAGTACGTCAACGCGGCCCGTCAGGCGCTGTGGTACATCCTGATCAACCTGTCAAACCGCGGTGTGAACCTGTGGTTGCTTGAGTACATTGTAATGGGCAGTGAGGCACAACAGCGCGCCTACACCCTGCCTGTGGGCACCGTAGACATTCGCGAGGCCAACTACCGCACACTGACCACGCCCTCTCCCACAACAGACACAACGTTGGTGTTCAACACAACTACGTTGGACTTGTCGCATAGTATTGCGGCGGGCGCGTCTGCGTCGGCCTTTTTCAGCGGTAGCCCACGTTTCTTGAGCGCGGGTTTTTATTGCGAAACACCAAACAAAACACTGACTGTTGAGTACAGTTACGACAACATTACGTGGGCCACAATTGGCACGGTGAGTAACAGCGCGGTCAACAACTGGGGCTACTTGCAAATTGACGGGTCCCCCGCGGCCGGATACTGGCGTTTCCGCAACACAAGCGCGTCGGCAATTGTTGTTAGAGCCCTGTCACTGGCCTCTGTCCAACAAGACATTCCCATGGCGCGGATGAACCGCAACGACTACTACAGTCTGCCTAACAAAGACTTCCTCAGTGTGAGGGCGTTGCAGTATTGGATGGATCGTCAGGTAACGCCTGAGATCAACGTGTGGCCCGTGCCACAAAACGCGTTCCAAGTGTTCCAGTTCATCATTGAGTTGCAACCACAAGACGTTGGCACTTTGACCGACGAGATTGCTATTCCAGACCGTTGGGTGCCTGCCATCCAAAGCCAGTTGTCACACCGGTTGTCCAAACTGTTGCCCGGTATTGACCCTGCACGAATTCAAATGCTGAAACAAGACGCCGCAGAAGCAACGCTGTCGGCCGAAGAAGAGGACCGCGATAAGTCTCCTATTTTCTTCCGTCCTAATGTTTCCTACTACACCCGATAAGAAGAAATAAATATGGCACAAGCGGGATTTACACCAATTCAACTGTACTTCAGTTCCACCGCGGCGGCGGTGCCCACCACAGGTAATTTGATTACCGGCGAGTTGGCGCTCAACGCTAACGACGGCAAACTGTATTACAAAAACTCTGCTACTAACACAGTTAGACTTTTGGCTGACGGAGCGACGGCTACGGGTAATTTGCCCGGTGGTGCGACGGGCTCTGTTGTATACCAAAGTGCAGTCGGTGTAACAGCCTATTTGCCAATTGGTGGTGCTGGTTCATTGTTGTACTCAACTGGTACGCTACCTGCGTATGCGTCTATCGGCGCTGTTGGCTCGATTATTTACTCTAACGGTACATCACCTACATCGCTTGCAATTGGCTCTGCCAATTCTTTGTTGTACTCCAACGGCACAACTCCAACGTATGCGTCTATCGGTGCGGCGGGTTCAATTGTTTACTCTAACGGTACAGCACCTACATCACTTGCAATTGGGGCTGTAGATACTGTTCTAACATCAACAGGATCAGCACCTCAGTTTGTAAGCCAAGCTAGTTTGTCAGTGGGTACAGCCGCCGTAGCAGGTTTTGCAACAACTGCTGGCGCGGCGTCTACTGCTACAACAGCGACAACATCAACAAACATAGCTGGTGGTAGCGCAAATCAAATTGTTTATCAGTCCGCTTCTGGAACAACTGCATTTGCAACTGCCCCCACTGGCGCAGACATTGGCAAAGTTCTTAGTTGGTCAGGCAGTGTATTTACTTGGGCGTCTGCCCCCGCGGCTACATCTGCAACAAACATTGCTGGTGGCGCTCAGTATCAGATACCATTCCAAAGCGCTACTGGCACAACAGCGTTTAACACTAATTTAACGTTCAACTCAAGCACAAATACGTTTGGGACAACAAACATTACAGCAACTGGCGCAGTCTCTGCAAACAGTGTTGCATCAACAACAACAGTAGCGGCAACAACAGGTGTTTCTGCAGGCACAACAGTGGCGGCTGGTACAGCGGTTACAGCAGGCACATCTGTCACAGCGACTACTTCAGTTACTGGCGCTACTGTAATTGCCAACAAAGCAATTGCACCAACAGCAACAACTGGCGCGTACAGTTACGGAACACTAGGGTATACTGACACAAATATTTTTGAGTCGAGCCAGACTTCCGTTAACAGTTATGCACAAAAGATATTGCAGAACACCAGTAGCGGTACGTCTGCATCAGCAGATTACGTTGTTTCAAACAACCTAGGTACAGCAACTACATACTACGGTAATTTTGGTATGAACAGTTCCACATACAGTGGAATTGGCCCGTTCCAGTTACCTAATGTGGTGTATTTGTATTCAACGGATTCTGACTTAGTTGTCGGTACAAAGACAGCGCACGAGTTGCGTTTTGTCACCAACGACAATTCAGCAGACTCAATGACCATCAGCCCAACAAGCGCTGTGGCGTTTAATGGTAACTTTGGTGTTGCAGGTCAAGTGTTGTATTCATCTGGCACGGGTTCAGCGCCTGTATGGGGTGGCGCACCAAGTACGCCCCCAGCCAGACTGTACTTTTTTGGACAATTTTAAGGAACGAACATGGCATCAGGAACACTAGGTCAGGCATCACTTGCGGCGGCAACAAACACCACCGTCTACACAGTCGCCGCGACCCCAACCGTATTTAACGTCTCGATAAACAACACGACAGGTTTTCCTGTTCCTGTTAACTTGGCTATCGCGGCGGCACCGACACCAACAGCGGCTGAGTACTTGGAGTTTGAAACTGTGATACCTCCAAACAGCGTTTTAGAGCGAGGTGGCTTGGTTGCTACCACGGGTAAATTAGTAGTTGCTTATGCCACGATTGCAGGTGTAAGCGTCAACGTCTACGGATACGAGGGTTAAAAAAAATGTCACGTTCACTCACACAACTCCCCAACAACACAAACACCTCTCAAACTGCAGAGGTGTACTCAGCTACTGGATTCAGCGCTGGTGATCTGGTGTATTACCAAGGCGGTGATTACAAACCTGCGGGTAGCTTGACTACGTCCAATAATGTGACGTTTGACTATGTTGCAAACTTGAACACAAGCACCTTATTAACCCGTGCCACAACTAGTAATGTTTTTCCTACAACAGTGGGAACACCAACAGGATCAAGTGGTGGTAAATTTGCCGATGTGTTGACAAACGGAAACATTGTTCAGGCGTTTTATAACACTGGCCCAACGCCCGGTGGCGGCACTGCAGGGGGGGTTTATTTCCAAATTGTAAACACAAGTGGTGTTGTTCAGGTTGCACCAACACGGATTGGATCAGACGTACCCACCAACAAATATTGTATGGAAGTGGTTGCGCTAACTGGCGGTGGATTTGTTGTTGTTTATATCAATGGCACTCAAATCAGTTATGCAATTTACACAAACACTGGTTCTTTAACAACAGCAGTCACAAGAGACACTGGTGTTGCTGTTAGTTCCTCATACCGCATAAGAGCTACAAAATTAGCCAACGGCGGATTTGCAATTGGTGCTCAGGATAATAGCACTGGTACTATGCGTGTTAGATCTTATGGAGCAACAGGAACGGCGGCTTACGCATGGGCAAATACTGGAGTAGGTATACGAAATAGTCGAGCATCATTTGGGTTGTCATCAAGAAGTAATAACTATGTAATTATTTCATTTTTACAATCAGGGGGGGTAGATAACATCAATTATTTTGTGTTCGACACCTCTGGCTCAATAGCTGTATATAATACTTTTGCAATAACTACAAGCAACCTTTATGTTCCAATTGATGTTGCGTGTTTGGCTGATGGAACAACTTTTGTAATTAGCTATTTTACTCAAACCAACCCAAATTTAGCCTGTTTTAGAATTCTCCCATCTAGCAACACGCTTGGAAGTCAAATTGCGATTCCTTCAGCAAACATTAACAGTGGAAACAATACTGTCAATGGAAACTATACAACTTCTGTGTTGGCCCTGTCGTCTGGTGGCTTTGCAATGGTGTTTGCTGACTATTTCAACACACTGAATTACGCATTCTTCAACTCTTCGGGTACTGCGGTTTCAGGCACTAACGGATCTGGAACCCTTCCAATTTCTATCCCAAGTGCCAGATCAGCTATCGATTACAACGTGACACTGGTAGAGACTTCTGGTTTTGTAAATATGTACTGGACAACTGGTATTTATACCCAATCCGAATCAAACCCAAACCAAAGCTTTGCACAAATCAACTCTACAACTTACCAGCTAGTTCCTCGGACAAGTACTGTTTCGGGTATTCTGGGGTCGGCTACGGTTGCCGCAGGGTCTGCTGTTGTTGCGTCAGCAACGCCAGCCAATACAAAATTCTACCCATCAACTACAACCACAGGCAGTTACTCTCAAGCATTTGGGGCTACAGTAGTGGCGCCAACAATAGTTGGCAGTGCCTGCTATAGTATTGCTTCATGCACATTACCTAACGGGCAATTTGTAATTGTCTACCATTCACAGGACAGTCCTTATCCGGTATCTGCAAAAGTTTATTCTTCTGCGGGAGCACTTTTAACAACAATTACTGTTGGTAATGGCTCCTCTATCCTAGCCTCTGTTAAGGTTTCCGCATTATCGAGTGGAAAATTTGTAATTGGTTGGGCTAATAGCTCTAACAACCAATTTAACCTTAATTTATATTCCAGTACATTTACACAAATTGGTTCAACACAAACAGTACAACTTTATACAAGCTACGGCCCACTTTCTTGGGCTTTTGATATAGCTGGTCTGGGTAATAATTCAGACAGGTATGTTGTTGCGTATAATGATAACAGCGGATGGCCAAGTTACGCCGTTTACGATAACACCAACACCCGTATTGTTGGCCCAACTTACATAATACAGAACACCAGCTACTTCAACTGCAAGGTTGCCGCAGATCCATTTGGTGGGTTTGCTATTTCAAACGGCACTGGAGGAACATCTCATTTAACCGTTTATATACAAACAGGTACAACAACATACAGCCTTACATCAAACTATCTTAATAGTTTTTCTAATATGGTTGGTGGTAATTACCAATCAAATATTATTTATGGAAATAATGGGTATTACCAAGCTGTTTCTTATGGTTCATCGGCAAATGTTTTTCACGCGCCTACAAATCAAACCGACACCACTAACCAAACTTCAGGCAATATTCCAAATGCTTATTACGGCACTACCAATAGCATTACGCAGAATTTTGGGTTAGACGGCAACGGAAACCTAATTTTTATTACACAGGTTGACGCAGTCAACGCTAATTTATTTGTACTATTTGGTAGTGTTTCGTTCTCTGGTAATTCTAGTGCAGTTACTAGTTATCCAACAAACAGAACCTTAACATTTCCTGTCGCTAGCAATACCTCAAGCTATCCACAGTATTCAATTAGTCCATCGATAGGAAGTAACTTTGTATTGGCTTGGTTAGGCCCATCCAACGTACCATATTTTGCTATTTACAATTCTTTGGCGTTGTCAGGAACTTTTCCAATAACCGCTGGTGTCACAACTTCAGGAACAATTGCCATTTCGCCTGTTGCGTCAACTTCTGGTTCAGTTGCACCAAACACTGTTTTGGCTGGTGTGGCGGTTACAGGTGCAACGGCTGGCTCAACTGGTCAGTTGGCAATCAATGGTTTGGCACAACTCAACAGCAACTACCCAAGTGGCACCAATCAGGCGTTTGACTTCACAGGTCAGGTCATTGACGGTGTCAAGGGCGTAATCAACGGTCGTACCGTCAACATGCAAGGAAACTCATAATGGCAGTCCCTATTCAATCTCAAGTTTTTAACCCCGTCACTGGGGTTTTTGGAAACGGAAAAGTGCAAATCTTTGGTGTTTCAGGCACGTGGACAGTGCCTGTTGGCGTAGCTAACGTGCGTGTACGTGTGTTTGGCGCTGGTGGTGGATCACAGAATAGTCCAACCCCAACATCTTGTGCTGGCGGTGGTTTTGCCTTCAAGACAATTTATGATTTGACTGGTGTTACCTCTGTTCCTGTTACGGTGGGTACTGCAGGCGCTGTGGGCGCTGTGGGAGGAACGTCGTCCTTTGGCACTTACTGCTCTGCCACTGGCGGGCAAAGTGGGCCTGCTGGATTGAACTCTGGAGGGACTGGCACTGGCGGCGACATCAACTCTACTGGAGGAACTGGATACGCCTCTGGTAACGGTGGTGGTGGCGGTGTCGGAAACCTATTTGGTAATGGCGGAAACGCAACCGACACAAATGGTCTTAGTGGAGCTTCTGGCGCTGGCGGTTCTGGCCCATCCGCTAATTACACCCCCAGTGGTGGCAGTGGATTTATGGGACAAGGTGGTACACCATCAAGCTTGACTACCAGTGGAGGAATGTCTGTTTCATCACCAACATCTGGACAAACTGGTGGTTTTTCTTTAGATTTCATTGGCACTGGTGGCGGTGGATCTGGTTTGCAATCTGGCGGTGCCGCTGGAATAAACGGCGGTGGTGGGGGTGGGCCAAAGGG